CGATGATCTGGCAGCCTGAGTTCACAGATAAAACACTCTCCAGGAAACCCGGGGCGGTTCAGGCGTTGATCGCTGCATTGGTGTGATTTGTTCTTCGGTAAGTGATGAGTTATTCCCTAATGTGCCTGAATATGGTGGTATTGGATACCAGTTCCTGTATGAAGGCGATGAGCTTAAATGCTATGAACATGGTCTTCTTATCGAAAGCGTAGAATAATACGGCTTCCTTCCAACCGGCTTTATTGGCCGGTTTATTCAACTTATCCACAGCATAGATCCAATAAACAGATCCTAAAGAGAACCTAGGAAGATCCAAAGAAGATCCCGGATCGCTGTAAGCCGCGCCATTTCTGGCCTGAAATGGGATCAACATTGACTATACGCGATTTTATGTTGACTGTGCACGATTTATTGTTGACTGCACGCGATTTATTGTTGACTATACGCGACAGAAACATTGACTGTACGCGATTTTAGAGCCTGACTATTCACAGTTGTTGATAACTGCAATCCAGATGACGCCAGGCCGCGCCACATATGGAGAAACCACGATGCCGGAAGAAAATAAAGGCTTCCTTAGCGTTGAAGAAGTTGCTGGAAATACAGGAGAAATCCACAGCCTGAAACCCAATAACAATAGCACTATACAACCCATCGCTTTGTTGCGCTTAGGTGTGTTTGTGCCAACCTTAAAATCTACCAATGTGGCACTACGTCGCGGATCGTCAGTTACTACAAACACAACGAACGCAACCGAAGAACTATCAAGCCTCAAAATTGTTGAGCAGGAAGGCTATGAGGGAATTGAAATTCATGGTCCACGCCTGGATATGGATACTGATTTTAAGGTGTGGGTGGGCATAACCTCCGCGTTGTTTGACTACGCACCTGATGATGACGGTATAATCACCCTGCCATTCTCCGAGTTTGCCGATCGATGCGGCTATCCACGTAAGCGCCTTTCAAAGGCGTTCCGTAAAAGTATTGATGATTCTCTGACACGCATTCAGCAGACAGTTGTCAAATTCCGCTTCCCGGCGGCAAAAGGTCATCTCAATAACATTAACGTCAACTTGTTGGCATATAGCAGCCTGAATACCGAGCTTGATGTTATCGAGATCCAGCCGCAGAAACAGCTATCTGAACTTTACTATGTTGACTATAAGCGAATCCTGAAGCTGAAGATGCTGGATAAGCTCGGGCGCAAAGAGACGGCCAAGGTACTGTATACATTCTTTGAGGCTCTACCCGCCAACCCGGCACCTGTCAGCATTGAGCGCCTTAGAGCAAGGCTTAATCTCAAATCATCCGTTAGCGTGCAAAATAGCGTTATCAGAAAAGCCATGAAAGATTTAGAAGCTATTGAATATCTTAAATTTTCAGAGATAAAAAACGGCAGGAAAATCGGCTTCCAGATCCATAAGCGCAATCCATAATATTGACTATATGCGATAGCGAGAAGTTGACTATAGGCGACATTCATTGACGCTGGTGGATTTTTGCTGGAGTCAATATTCTGCAAGTCGCTATTGAGATGGCTTTTAGGGTCATTTCATCGCGTATAGTCAACGTTTCTCCCGACAATATCTTACATAGTCGATCTTTGGTGGAGTTAAATCGACTACAGTCAACTTTTGACTGTAGTCACATCGCGCATAGTCAACTATTCACATTAACCTTCGCGCATAGTCAACATTTGCGCGGTTCTCATCAAGCAGTGGTATTGATATGCAAGAAGAGAAACAACACTACCTCTACGTTCTGGTGCCAGAGAACGGAGATACTTTTAAAATCGGCATTTCATGTGGTCCATTGGCACGGTTTAAAGGGCTACAAGTGAGTCCCGATTTTGCGCTTTCACGGGTCTATCGTGGTACACGTTTGGCAATGGTTAATCTTGAGCGGGCTTTACACGCAACCTTTTTCCCCTGGAATGCGCCGTGGGAGAAAAGCGTCGGTGGCGGGCATACTGAATGGTTTACACGAGAGTGTCTTGATAAGGTTTTGGCTCATATCGAATATCTAAATGATATGTGGGGAGGGATTCTCGAGCGCATTAAGTCGAATGATTTACTTCAGCGTCCAGTAGATGCTGCTTGCTCTTTCGAAAAAGAGCTGGATGTTACTTCTATCGTGACTTTCAAAGATGACGCAGGAATGAGGGACGTGGCTTATGTCTCCATATCTGGCTATGAACCGGACGCGATCCGCGCTCAATGTGAATTGCTGAAAGCAATGTTTATGCTTCGGACTAAATATCCCTGGGATACAGGGCGGGTGTGCTTCCCTATGGAAGAGTTAACCGCCACCATTGATTCCCAGCTTTACCACGATAATCCAGAGAAGTTTTTTAGCCTTTTAGCCGGTAATGGGCTTAACTGTGTGTCCGGGCTGGGGCGAAGTAGAATCCAACATGCCTCGCTCTTCGGTCCCTTCTTTTACGATCGACACGGGTACTTTGAGGCTGAACTTCCGGCGCTTACGCGTGCTATAGATACTATCGATTTCGAACGATTATTCGCTGCTCTTAGCAAATAACACTGATGCCCCTGAACGGGGCTTTTTTGTGCCTTTCTTGTAACTCTCAATCGTGCAAAATGAACCAAACATGCAGAGAATGCTATGTACAAGCATCTACGCATACATTATTATTTTATGCAGCATTTTTAATTAAATTCAAAAATACAGCATAAAGGATGACTTTCGATGAGTGATTCCAGCCAGCTTCACAAGGTTGCTCAAAGAGCAAACAGAATGCTCAATGTTCTGACTGAACAAGTACAGTTGCAAAAGGATGAGCTACACGCGAACGAGTTTTACCAGGTCTATGCGAAAGCGGCACTGGCAAAATTGCCTCTACTGACTCGAGCGAACGTTGACTATGCCGTAAGTGAAATGGAAGAAAAGGGTTATGTTTTCGATAAACGCCCTGCTGGCTCTTCAATGAAATATGCGATGTCAATTCAGAACATCATTGACATATATGAACATCGCGGAGTGCCAAAATACCGGGATCGCTACAGCGAAGCGTATGTGATTTTCATCTCCAATCTTAAAGGCGGTGTGTCAAAAACTGTATCGACGGTTTCTCTGGCGCATGCAATGCGTGCCCACCCTCATCTTCTGATGGAAGATTTAAGGATTCTGGTTATTGACCTTGATCCGCAATCTTCAGCAACGATGTTTTTAAGCCATAAACACTCTATTGGTATCGTAAACGCAACATCTGCACAGGCTATGTTGCAGAATGTAAGCCGTGAAGAGCTGTTAGAGGAGTTTATTGTTCCTTCTGTTGTACCTGGGGTTGACGTTATGCCTGCGTCGATTGACGATGCCTTTATTGCATCCGATTGGAGAGAGCTGTGCAATGAGCATCTACCGGGTCAGAACATCCATGCTGTCCTGAAAGAAAATGTGATTGATAAGCTGAAGAGCGATTATGACTTTATCCTCGTTGATAGTGGTCCTCACCTTGACGCCTTCCTGAAAAATGCTTTGGCCTCGGCCAATATACTGTTTACACCTCTGCCGCCAGCAACTGTCGATTTCCACTCATCGCTTAAATACGTTGCCCGCCTTCCTGAGTTGGTAAAACTCATTTCGGATGAAGGCTGCGAGTGCCAGCTTGCGACTAACATTGGTTTTATGTCCAAGTTGAGTAACAAGGCAGATCATAAGTATTGCCATAGCCTGGCTAAAGAAGTGTTCGGTGGGGATATGCTTGATGTCGTCCTCCCTCGCCTTGACGGTTTTGAACGCTGCGGCGAGTCTTTTGACACTGTTATTTCAGCTAACCCGGCAACGTATGTTGGTAGTGCTGATGCATTGAAGAACGCGCGAATTGCCGCGGAAGATTTTGCTAAAGCAGTTTTTGACCGTATTGAATTTATCAGATCTAACTGAGGAGTAAGAAACCCCCATGTCAAAGAAAAACAGACCAACAATTGGGCGAACCCTTAATCCTTCAATATTAAGCGGATTTGATAGTTCTTCAGCCTCTGGCGATCGAGTCGAGCAGGTATTCAAGTTATCAACTGGTCGCCAGGCCACATTTATTGAAGAGGTAATACCTCCGAACCAGGTAGAAAGCGATACCTTTGTTGATCAGCATAACAACGGGCGTGACCAGGCATCTCTTACGCCAAAATCATTAAAAAGTATCCGAAGCACTATTAAGCATCAGCAATTTTACCCTGCAATAGGTGTTAGACGGGCTACAGGGAAAATTGAAATTTTGGATGGTTCCCGGCGTCGAGCTTCTGCCATCTTAGAGAACGTAGGGTTGCGGGTTTTAGTCACGGACCAGGAGATCAGCGTTCAGGAAGCGCAAAATTTAGCGAAAGACGTTCAGACAGCATTGCAGCACAGCATTCGAGAAATAGGTCTGCGTTTGATGCGAATGAAAAATGATGGGATGAGTCAGAAGGATATTGCAGCCAAAGAAGGGCTGTCTCAGGCGAAGGTCACGCGTGCTCTCCAGGCAGCGAGTGCTCCGGAAGAATTAGTCGCCCTTTTCCCTGTTCAGTCGGAATTAACCTTTTCGGACTACAAAACGCTTTGTGCTGTTGGCGACGAAATGGGGAACAAGAATTTAGAGTTTGATCAGCTTATTCAAAACATATCCCCGGAAATAAACGACATCTTATCCATTGAAGAAATGGCCGAAGATGAAGTTAAAAATAAAATCCTGCGCTTGATAACAAAGGAAGCCTCACTACTCACGGATAAAGGTTCTAAAGATAAGTCCGTAGTTACTGAATTATGGAAATTTGAGGACAAGGATCGCTTTGCAAGGAAGCGCGTGAAAGGCCGTGCATTTTCTTATGAGTTTAATCGACTTTCAAAAGAGCTACAGGAAGAACTCGACAGGATGATTGGGCATATCCTTAGAAAGAGCCTCGATAAAAAGCCGAAGCCTTAAACTTTCGCCATTCAAATTTCACTATTAACCAACTGTTTTTAAAGTAAATCTATCTAAAATTTCAAGGTGAAATCGCCACGATTTCACCTTGGATTTTACCTTCCTCCCCTACTCCCGAAAAAAATAAAAAAATTGCTTGTCACGAGAAAGTCAACAAGTGACTTTCAATAAAATCTCTTCCGAAAAGGGATTCACACAAGTGCCTTGTGTTTAAGGAAGAGTAAATTGAGTAACTTACGCGAATACCAGAATCGTATTGCAGATATCGCAAAACGCTCTAAAGCTGTGCTTGGCTGGGCAAGCACTGCGCAGTTCGGTACTGATAACCAATTCATTAAAGATGATGCCGCGCGTGCCGCATCTATCCTTGAAGCTGCACGTAAAGACCCGGTTTTTGCGGGTATCTCTGATAATGCCACCGCTCAAATCGCTACAGCGTGGGCAAGTGCACTGGCTGACTACGCCGCAGCACATAAATCTATGCCGCGTCCGGAAATTCTGGCCTCCTGCCACCAGACGCTGGAAAACTGCCTGATTGAGTCCACCCGCAATAGCATGGATGCCACTAATAAAGCGATGCTGGAATCCGTCGCAGCAGAGATGATGAGCGTTTCTGACGGTGTTATGCGTCTGCCTTTATTCCTCGCGATGATCCTGCCTGTTCAGTTGGGGGCAGCTACCGCTGATGCGTGTACCTTCATTCCGGTTACGCGTGACCAGTCCGACATCTATGAAGTCTTTAACGTGGCAGGTTCCTCTTTTGGTTCTTATGCTGCTGGTGATGTTCTGGACATGCAATCCGTCGGTGTGTACAGCCAGTTACGCCGCCGCTATGTGCTGGTGGCAAGCTCCGATGGCACCAGCAAAACCGCAACCTTCAAGATGGAAGACTTCGAAGGCCAGAATGTACCAATCCGAAAAGGTCGCACTAATATCTACGTTAACCGTATTAAGTCTGTTGTTGATAACGGTTCCGGCAGCCTACTTCACTCGTTTACTAATGCTGCTGGTGAGCAAATCACTGTTACCTGCTCTCTGAACTACAACATTGGTCAGATTGCCCTGTCGTTCTCCAAAGCGCCGGATAAAGGCACTGAGATCGCAATTGAGACGGAAATCAATATTGAAGCCGCTCCTGAGCTGATCCCGCTGATCAACCACGAAATGAAGAAATACACCCTGTTCCCAAGCCAGTTCGTTATCGCGGCTGAGCACACGGTACAGGCGGCGTATGAAGCACAGCGTGAATTTGGTCTGGACCTGGGTTCCCTACAGTTCCGCACCCTGAAGGAATACCTGTCTCATGAACAGGATATGCTGCGTCTTCGCATCATGATCTGGCGTACTCTTGCGAACGACACCTTTGACATCGCTCTGCCGGTTAACCAGTCCTTTGATGTATGGGCAACCATCATTCGTGGCAAATTCCAGACTGTATATCGCGACATTATTGAGCGCGTTAAATCTTCTGGTGCGATGGGGATGTTTGCTGGTGCTGATGCAGCATCTTTCTTCAAACAGTTGCCGAAGGATTTCTTCCAGCCAGCCGAAGACTATATCCAGACTCCGTATGTTCACTACATCGGTACCCTGTTCGGTAACGTGAAAGTGTACGAAGTACCTGCTGGTATTTGTAAGAACTTAACGACAGAGAACATTCAGTTCAGCTCGATGGATGTGCTGTGCTACGTCCGTGATGAAAATCCGGGTAAAGCAGGCTTCGTGACTGGTGATGCTGTCCCGGCCATCCCGTTCCAGCATCCGACCACTCCGGCGCTGGTCAACCGTACCACGCTGTGGGGTTCGGCTATCAACGATATGCACCCACGCAACGGCGCTGATTACTTCACTCGTGTAACGCTGACAATGGCCAAAAAAGGCGGGCTTAACTTCATTAGCGGCGACACGATTGATGCCGGTGACTCTGAGTAATCAGGGGAAGTTCTCCGTTTAACATAGCGCCCCCGTGCGGGGCGCATAACAGGGAAAGTTATGTCTCAATATTCAATTCAACAGTCATTAGGTAATGCATCCGGCGTCGCGGTTAGCCCGATCAATGCCGATGCGACGTTATCTACCGGTGTTGCATTAAATAGCAGCTTATGGGCTGGTATTGGCGTATTTGCGCGTGGCAAGCCGTTTACTGTTCTTGCGGTTACTGAGTCCAATTACGAAGATGTTCTCGGCGAACCGCTGAAGCCGTCTTCCGGCTCACAGTTCGAACCAATTCGCCATGTATACGAAGCTATTCAGCAAACGTCTGGTTATGTTGTTCGCGCTGTTCCGGATGATGCGAAGTTCCCGATTATTATGTTCGATGAATCAGGCGAACCGGCTTACAGTGCGTTGCCATACGGTTCTGAAATTGAACTTGATAGTGGCGAAGCCTTTGCTATCTACGTTGATGATGGTGATCCGTGTATTTCACCTACCCGTGAGTTAACCATCGAAACGGCAACAGCGGACAGCGCGGGTAATGAACGCTTCCTCTTAAAACTGACCCAGACGACTTCGCTCGGCGTGGTAACGACCCTGGAGACACACACTGTGTCTTTGGCGGAAGAAGCGAAAGATGACATGGGCCGCTTGTGTTATCTGCCTACGGCTCTGGAAGCCCGTTCTAAATATCTGCGCGCGGTTGTTAATGAAGAGCTGATTTCGACAGCGAAAGTAACAAACAAAAAATCGTTGGCGTTCACTGGCGGTACCAACGGCGATCAGTCGAAAATCTCAACCGCTGCGTACCTGCGTGCGGTTAAAGTGCTGAATAATGCGCCGTACATGTACACCGCTGTTCTTGGCTTGGGCTGCTATGACAATGCGGCTATCACCGCATTAGGTAAAATCTGTGCAGATCGCCTGATTGATGGCTTCTTTGATGTCAAACCGACATTGACGTACACGGAAGCGATCTCTGCTGTTGAAGATACCGGTTTACTTGGTACCGATTATGTAAGCTGTGCTGTCTATCACTACCCGTTCTCCTGCAAAGACAAATGGACCCAATCCCGTGTGGTCTTTGGTCTGTCTGGCGTGGCGTATGCGGCGAAAGCTCGTGGCGTCAAGAAAAACTCTGATGTCGGCGGTTGGCATTACTCACCGGCTGGTGAAGAACGTGCCGTCATTGCTCGTGCGTCAATTCAACCGCTGTATCCGGAAGATACCCCGGACGAAGAAGCAATGGTCAAGGGCCGTCTCAATAAAGTATCTGTTGGCACCTCTGGCCAGATGATCATCGACGATGCTTTAACTTGCTGCACGCAGGATAACTATCTGCACTTCCAGCACGTCCCATCCCTGATGAATGCAATCAGCCGTTTCTTTGTCCAGTTAGCCCGACAGATGAAGCATAGCCCGGACGGTATTACTGCGGCTGGCCTGACTAAAGGGATGACCAAACTTTTAGATCGCTTTGTCGCCTCCGGCGCTCTGGTGGCTCCTCGTGATCCTGATGCTGACGGTACAGAACCGTATGTGCTGAAAGTTACGCAGGCGGAATTCGATAAATGGGAAGTAGTCTGGGCCTGCTGCCCGACTGGCGTAGCCCGTCGTATCCAGGGCGTACCGCTGCTTATTAAGTAAGGGAATACAATGAGCAAAAACTTTTTTCAATCCGGGGCATTTTTGGGGAATGGACTGTCTCGTTTCGCTTTGAACTCTGATCCTGTGCAGCTGATGGAGTCTGCCCGAGCAAGCGCTGAACCGCCAACAGATCCGGTTATTAATAATAATCCGGAACCGGCGGCACAGACTAACGATAACGTTCCATCTGCCCAGGCTCCTGAGCAAATCCTGGAAGGGAAAGACGGTAAAGAATGGACCGTCGAACAGGCGCACCAGATGATTCTGGAAGCTGCAAATCGAAGTGCTATGCAAAATGCGTTGAGTGATGCGGCCGACGCCGTTTTCGCCTGGGCTGATAGCGGTGATCTGACTTTCGACTCCCTTGATGGTTTCGTTCAGGCTATCGCTGGTATCTCTGATGACGACGACTCCGAAGTTACAGAAGAACAGGACGATGCCTATAACGAAGCATGGGCAAATGTTGCTGACTTCCTCGCAGCATGCGGTGTAGATGATGACCTGATCGAAGCACTGGCTGACGATGAAGACGACGACGCAGCTGCTGATGTTGGTGCCTCTATCGCTGGTTTAGATAGCGACGACCGCGACGAACTAGAAGCGGCGTTTGTTGTTGCTGGCACTTCTGATGAAATGCTGACTGAAGCATTTAAGAAGGTTGTTCGTAACGGTGAGATCAAACTCATCCGTAAACGCCTGCGTAAAAAACGTCTGACTGCGGCTCAAAAATCGGCGCTGAAAAAAGCGCGTCGAAAAGCCCAGACCGGCGCGGCAAAACTTGCCCGCAAAAAGTCAATGAAACTGCGCCGTAAGCGCCTTGGCTAAAGGAGGAGGCCGGAGAACTCCGGCCTTTAACTTGAATGGCACCTATTCCTTATGGGGTTTACAGCCAGGCTGACGGTGTATCGCCATTTCTGAAAGTTACTTTAACGAACTCTCAGTACCAGGTTACCGGATATATCAGCCAGGGGGCGGCAATGAACATGGCCCAGAATTGGGAAGCGCCGTTTACCGGTATGTCCATGGGATCTGTTGCTGGTGCCTTCAGTGGTTTTGCGCAGGTTGGTACTGAAACAACGTCGGTTGCCCGTTGGAACAGCTTAATGGTTTGGGAAGGGGGAACACCGCCGACTTTCACGCTGCCAGTAACTTTCATCGCTTTGTTTGACCCATTCACGGAGGTTTCAGGAGCTATCGCCGCATTGTCAGCGATGATTAGCCCGGAACTTAAAGATGCCAGTATTGGTGGTCGAATCCCGGAGCGCGTGACGCTAAACATTGGTCGCCGGATCAACATCATTGATGTCGCTATCCAGGACATAAGTTTCGATCTCGATGCGCCCAGGGACAGCAATGGGCATTTCCTGAAAAACACCGTCAACCTCCAGTTGACCGGTTCTTCGATATATAACAGCTCCGATATTGTTCGGGCGTTCCAGTAAAAGGATTTTATATGGGGCACAATAACACTAAGGGAAACCGTAAATTTATTAAGGGCCGCTATACTGCCAACGCGGCCAAAGGCGAACGACTGGTATCTTCTGAATTCCAGCTCACTTTTGCAGGCCATGAAGATATCAGCGTACTGGTTCGCACGTCGCAAATTCCTGAAATGACCCGCGAGGATGTGGAGGACTATGGTCCGAATGGTGTGAAGTTCAACCAGCACGGACCAATTCGAAACTCTGGGGAAATCCAGGTCCAGTGCGTGGAGACTATCGAAGGCGATATTCTTCAGTTCATCAAGGATCGCATTGCGGCGAAGGACTATGTTGATATCACGATGGCTGCTACCCCTGAATCCAAATCTTCCGGGGTTAACGCTGTGACAAAAGCTGCTACAACAATTGAAATGTTGGACTGCAAAATCTACAGTGATGCAATCGACTTTAGTACCGAAGATGTGACTGCCGCTGTGCGCCCGTCACTTCGTATCGTCTACAACTGGATTGAGTGGGATTAAGAGTCATCCCTTGTATTTTAAAGCTCCTTCGGGAGCTTTTTTATTTGGAGAGGAAAGGGTGCATTGAGGATACCTGACACACGAAGAGTGGCGAGGATCTCTCCCCGCCAGGTCTCTTACCTTTCAGATTCGTAGGCTGTGAAGACAGTGACCTCCGTCTGGCCGGTTCGGATTCGTACCTCGCAGAGGTCTTTCCTCGTTACCAGTGCCGTCACAATGACGGTTAAACAGATGACGATCAGAGCGATTAACATCGCTTTTTGCTGCTTCATAGCCTGCTTCTCCTTGACCTTTTGGTCGGTAAGAGGCTAATCTACGTATGCTAAGCATAGATATGGCCTCAGATTAATGTTAAGCGTCTTGCAGGACGCGTAATGTTATCTGGGGCTTTCTTCTATCTGCTTTTCGGGTAATGCCTGAAGCAGATAGCCTCAAGCACCCGCAACGATTGTATCAATGTCTGGCTTTTTTTCTATAGAAATCACCTGGAAGGGTGAATATCCACATCAGAAGAAATGTTGCAGCAAACATGATCCCTAATGGCCAGACCGCGCCAAAGAAAATCCATACTAAGATCTCCTCTGCTCGTTCTTTGCGGTCGATATCGACAAGCATTTTTCGGCTGATCATGTATACACAGAAGCCAATACAAACATATCCTGCAAAAGCGATCGCTAACTGTAAAAGATCAGATTGCATCTCCGACCTCAAACTGAAAACGCCAGGTGACTCCAGATTAGAGCAATCTATCACCCTCTGAATCCTGCCGGTATACCCCATTGTTCGTTATCTTTATTTTTGGCTAAAACCGCATTAAGAGCTTCGTTTACCGTCATGCAATGCGGCAGATTATCGAAGTTTGATATCCCGCCAATATCAGGAGAACGCTTGTCCTTCAGGTAAGCATATTTCCGCGCTGCCGCCTCTACTTTCTGCTTGAACTCATGTTTTTGAGCGCGTTTTTTGGATAACCGCAGATTGTCAGCCTTTGCTTTTGCCTCAGCGATCCATGAAGTCAATTTTTTGAGTCTGGTCGTTCCGGCACCGCCGGAAACTGATCTTTTTATTTTTTTAACTTGTGACTTCTTATTCTTTATTGCCACGTCATCCTGACAGGGGGAGGGGGTATCATTTTGACATGGGGGTGTGGATAAAAAATTAAATAAAGCCAATGTCTTAGCGAGAACAGCTTTAACCTTGGTTGCCGCTGAAGAGATCTTTAATTTGCTTTCAATCAGCGCATTTTTGGCTTGTTGTGCGAAGGCCAAAAAGGATGGTGTAAACCGGTACAGGTTAGCGCGACGTTCACGGTGATCGCCGATAACAATCTCTACAGACAGAATTCCTTTGTTTACAGCTTCACGGAATGCACGAACGACGGTTGATTGGCTATAACCAGTTTCTGCCGCGATCAGGCGGTGAGGCTTGTGAATGAAGTATTCACTAGTTGTTGCCGCGAGATTTGCACATTGCGACAGGATATGCCCGGCGCTACGGGATAGACCGGAGTGTGTTACAAAGCAGGCCAATTCATAGCCAGAAAAAGTAAAATCGCTCATCGTTATACAGCTCAGGAAAGTGACTTTAGCCAGCATTACAATGCTGGTGGTTCTTACTACGTCTGTTAGCGCGTTGCCGCGACAGGTACCAGCACACCAGCATCAAGCAATCGCTTCATCAGCCACTGCTGACCTTTGCCGGTTATACGAGTCGTGAAAGAAATCCTGCTTCCATTGCTTGTATCGATCACGGTTTCTTTAAGGGTGAAATACCCACGGGATATGTATTCTTGTTTGGGGACGTTCCTGCGTTCACCGGTTGCGATCAGAATTCCGTTATCACGCAACCAGGTGAAGAGATAGTTTTGGCCCAGGCCGAGCACTTTGGCATAGTTGCCGATTAGAACTCCGCTGGCGGTAGCAACGCGTTCGGCGAATTCGACTTTAGGTGCATCCATAAGCATTTTTTGCTCCAGCCGTTGCTTTTGCTCTGCCAGGTCGGCAGCCAAACGGAGAGCTTCAGGGAGACTCTGCGGAATAGCAGGTTGTAATCTTCCGGCTCGATAGTCGATAAATGTCTGGTTTACCTTCAGCCGAAACGCGGGAGAAATCCAGCCTGCGTACTCCACAGCGAGCAATTCATGGGCAAAAGTGCCGCCGCCACGGCCTTCGAAAGAAACTATGCAATTCTGCATAGTTTCTTTTTCAAGCTCTTCGATGAGCTGTTTGGCTGACAGCGTTCTTAGCCATTGAGCTGGCGCTTTATGGGCACCGAGTCCGCTCGCTCTGTGTAGAGCATTAAGGTTGTAACGGCCAGCGCGGTCGGTCGTAATTTCAACACCACAAATAACAGGCAGAGTGGTTGAAGGATCGACATTTTGATGAAGGTTTGATATATTCATATCCGCATTGAATGTTTGTTGCATTTTTTCTCCAAATTTGCATCAACCTTCAATCACCAGCTCGAAATGGTGATTCTTTGCACTTAGAAAACGAAATTTATTAGAGCAAATTTTTCTGGCCCGATCCAGATCGGGTTGGTCGATCTGCTCAGAAACCTGCCAGTTTGCTGGCAGGTTTTTTCTTTTGTTAACCTATTGCTACTGGTTTTAACAAACCAGCATCAAGTAGCTTGCGAGTTAACCACTGCTGGCCTTTACCCGTTAATTGGGGCGTCAGCCGTATCTGGTAGCCATTTTCATCATCCAGCACCACTTCTTTCACCGTGAAATATCCGGCGTTGATGTACTGCTGGCGCGGTACGTTTTTGCGCGCACCAAAAGCCATGAGAATGCCGTTCTGGCGCAACCATGAGAAAAGGGCGTTTTGCTTAAGTCCAACGACCTTTGCAAAGTTCCCGATCAGGATTCCATTAGCCGCTGATACCCGGTCGGCAAAATCGACTTTAGGGGCTGCGGCCACCAGCTGTTGTTCCAACTGCATTTTCTGTTCTGCCAACTCGGCAGCCAGGCGTAGAGCTTCTGGTAATGTTTGGGGGATCGATGGGGTAGGTGAGTTTGCCTGCTGCAATTCTTCCAGTTTGTCGATCAGCGAACGGCGGACCGCTTTCGATTCGCGCGCGGCGACTCGCAGGGCTTGTTTGTAGGTCATGGTTATGACAACCATAGGCGTACCGCCACCTGGCGGCACGGTTGCACTTTTTGTGTAACCGTCCTCACCTTCTAATTCGTCGAGTATTTTTTCGATGAATTTGTTGTTCCGAACCTCTGGTTCCCCACATAACTTACGCGCTTCATTGACCATCTTTAACAGTGTCAGGCTGTCGATTGTGTCTCCGGTGGTGGGGATGACATTCACGGCTGGTGCTGACGTTGCTGAAGCAACAGGTGCTGGTTTTTTAACATTCAAATTATTACTGGTCATTCTATGTGCCTCCTTTCTCATTTCTGCTGCCACCGTTGCGTAACGTAGACGTCCTTGTTCAATCAAATAATCCCTGATCTCGGCTATCAGTAGCCTGTTGATCACAGCCTTATCTGTTCGGGTATAAAAACGCCTGGTTATCATGAAATAGTTGGCAATTGCGCCGGGGATCTCCCGTGTCGGCATACAGGCAGTATGCAGGGCGATCGCTTCGGCTATTTCATTACGGGTGACGAGAGGTTTTTTCATAAAACCCCCTGAACGTCAGCAGAGAAGGGGAGGTTCCAGTAACTAAGTGAATTGCGCGAGTTAGTAGAAAAACGGGCAGTAAAAATGCAGGGACCATCAGGCAATTGAGAGCGTGCTTCGTCTTCAGTTGCTGCGATAACGAAGTGATAGTGGTGTTTTTTACAGGAATAGAAACGCCAGATGAATTCTGGGCGTGCGCAAGGATTGGCATTAACCATAGTTACGGCCTCACAATCAGGTTTAACAACCTGCTACCCGCTGCTAAACAGGTGGCAGGACGTGACGGGGTTAGCAGACTGGCGATTGTGAAACCAGCAGGCCGAAGCCTCCCCATCACGCCCCACCATAATTTGGGCGTAACGCGGTTTTACGGACACAAAAATACCGCAATATCGGATATCTGCGGCTGTCCGCACAATCATTCAGGCTGCTAAACCCGGTCGCAGAATTTGCTACGACGGCGGAACTATAAGCCTGAACGATTAAAAGGTCAATATGATGCGAAAAGATAGCATTCGTGACTTAAAAATACAAATTTATTAGAGCATTGTTTGTTTAATAAACGCACAATTGGATCTAATAACCTCTTTTTTTTAAAGGCGAAAATATGTACCCTAAATGAGTTATAAGGCAGGCGAGGTTATAATGAGAAAACTATTACTACCGTTATTATTTATGGCTGGGACTGTTAATGCAGCATCAAGCGTAAAGGAGATTTGTACCGATTATACGAAATACCTTGGGCACGTTTACGGATTTGCTGTCAGTGAAGACGAATCCATGCGCAAGAAGTTACTGTCAGATATGAAGCGCCTTAAACTTTCTGAAGCGATGGTGCAGCAGGAACTGTATAAAGTCTCAACCAACGCAAATGCTAAATACCAATATTCTCGCCTATTAAACCCCGATGCAAATGAGATCAATCGAAGCACTTTCGATTATATGGTAAAGGCATGCGAAACCGCTCCTGATTTTGCTATCCCTAGCTGGGGTGTGCTGGTGGCGAGCAATGCCGTTAATAAAGAAGATGTTGGAAGAAATGGCATTGACTCAATCAGAAATGCCCCAGGAATGCGCCATCAAAACGTGCAGGGTACGCTTGAAGAACGAGCCAGGGGGCCGGGTGTAGCTCCATAATTTAATGAATAATATTAAATTCTCTGGGCATAGTGGATCTAACAATATGGACTATGCCTATAATATCTAAAACAAAAAGGATAAAAATATGAAATTATATAAGTCATTGTATAGCTTTTTATTAATGTCCTCTTTTCTGCCATTATCAGCAATGGCAGGTTCTACCGTTTGGACGGTAGGAGGTGAGCAAGGGTGGAGAGAAATCTCTGCAACCAATGACGATGGTTATACAATTAACTTTTCTTGTGATGCTGGAGCAAGGGAAGGTTCCGAAGATCATATAGCTGGAAGAAATTTGTATGTAAGTGGAGGGAAAGAGAATGCTGATTTTTCTACACGCGACACAATTTCTCGTAAAGCTGATGTAATTACCTTAATTGTTGGTCCGGATAGCTTTAATATTGGTACGCAAAACACTGCTCCAAATCGTAGGGAATGGTATTCTTTTTGGAAGTCAGCGTCAGCCACAAAAGAAAAAAACATGGATGTATATATCGGATCGCGTCGAATTACATCATTCTCTCTTGATGGAATTTCAAGTATTTACAAGGAAGCTAAAAATGATGGATGTTTAAAGCAAGATGACGGTGAATAAAGTGAAGGATATTAAAAAACTTGCACTTGGCTCAGTAAGCGATCTCTATAATAGAGATTCAAATATTACCTGGCGTGATAATTTAAGTAAAATCAAAATCGCAGGATATACATCGGCAAGTGATTTATTAAAATCAGAATATGCTTCTAATAATTTGGTTAGACAGTTGGCAGAACTGCAAAAAAACGCAATCATTCCATCGTATAGAGAACATATGGCAAACTTGCAAGAACAGTTAAGAATAGGGCGGCTAGCTCAAGAACAAATAGCAAGATTGAATTTGCAATCGTTACTTAGTGATTCTGTTAAAAAACAGCTTGCGAACATGACGAGCTTGAGAAGAATAAATAGCAAGCATCGTGAATTTCTTGAAATTCTACAGAAACAGGCCAAGGTTTATCCCCCGCATGATGCAAATAAATACATTCAAATGCTAAGGAAGCAGGCAGAAATTGCTATGCCGTTACGAAACCAGTTCGAGATGCTTAATAAGCAAGCTGGTTTAAATAACATGCAAGCAATACTTAATGAATTGCGACAAAATGTAAGTCATAAGATAGATTTAAACAATGAAATAAAAGAATCATTAAAACAATATACCCTAGCGCAAAAGGCTTCATTACATCAAATAATGGAGCAAAGTCTTTCATCAATTGCACAGGCTTATGTCGAAGGTGCTATTGAAACATCTCACAACGAAAGTGATGTTCAAGACAAAGGATTAAATAAATCCAGTTCGACGTTCATTGATTCATTTAAGTCGCTCCCTCACCCGCTTCAGTTTATTATTATGTGGCTTTTAACAGAAGTGGTGCTTGGCGCTATTGCTGATTATGCAAAAGAACAAATCTTATCGCAAATACACAAGACAGAATCATATTCTGTATCCCTATATGAGGATGCACCAATATCAAAACAAAAATTAATTAAAGAAAACACAGAAATTAAGTGGGAAGATCTCAATGGTTTTAGGTTTATAACTGGTGATAACGTAAGATTACATGTCAGTCCTTCTTTAAATAGTGAAGTGATTGAATGCATTGGCAAAAACACAATTGTTGCTATTTTAGATAAGAAAGATCGTCAATGGCTTTACGTGCAGGTTAAATCAGGGGATGAGTTTATTACTGGTTGGATTACACGAACATACACAAAGCCTCTTAAGGCTTGAATTTTATCTCCGCATCTTCGGATTGGGTGTTGATGACGATGTGCTACTTGAAGCACTTGAGTTGTTTTAACGTAGTATCTGAAATGTGTAGACTGACCGGTAACAAATGACAACTCGTAGAATCGGTTAACACACCAGATTCTACGAGGTTTCAATGACACCACGACAATTACTCGAAGACGTCAAATCCCGCTTCACACCTTTGATTGCGGATGAACCTGCCTTACTGGAATCCCTGCTAAGAAAAGCATTGGGAACCTACCAGGATAGAGCGGGGCACATCAAGCGGATACGCTTCACTGATCAGACCTGTAAATCACTTGCTTGCCCAGCTGATTTTCTTGCGCTCGTATCGGTTACAGATCACACCGGCGATCTTGTCTACTCCGATGTTTACGATGGGAATATCGAGCTTGAAGATACTCATCGAGCGGTATACCCGCTGAATGTGTCATATCTGGCTAATTTACGTGATATGGATCTGGATAATGGGGAAGTGCCACCTGAAATCATTGGGTTACTTTCTGACTATCTGGAAGTGCTAATCGCAATACCTAACACTGATCGCCTGCGAAGAATATCTATCGCGGGGAAACTCGATGCCAGCAATTTATCCGACGAGAACACGCTGTATCAGCGAAAGCTGGATCTGGAAGAGAAAATGAGCGCAACAAGGGCAATTATCCCCGGAATTGTTCTTTTCTCATCCATGTTGAAGTGAGGGGGCTGATATGGGGCTTAATGTTGCTTCAGTAAAGTCTTATGTATCTTCGGCATTAACGACGACATTATTTGGCTCCGGCGTTGGTGAGCGGGAAGTTGGTAAGCTGACGTCAATCATCATGAACAAAATGCTGTTCGCGCAAGGATGGCAGTTTTCTGTCGAAGTTGATGGACTGGAGGGGGCAGACTTCTTTGCTAAAGACATTACCTACCACGATTACAGCATCGAATATGAAACGATTAAAATCGGCGGAGGGAATATCCTTCAGCCAACGGAGCGTTCGCCTGGGCAGATAACAATGATGGTCAGGGATACTGTTGATGGCCTCGTTTTGGACTGGTTTAAGACGGCAAAAAGTCTGGTGATCAATCCTGACGGTACCGGAAACATACCGTCTAAATATTTGCTCAATGTGCGTATTTATCGGTTGCTGTCTTCCGGCTTAACCAAACTGGAAAATGAGATGACGGTATTCCCGGTCACTACCGGCGATGTCACCTATGCGCGGGATCAGGTTACGGAATTTAAGTCATTCCCAATGACCTTCGCATTGCACAGCACGTTTAATCAATCCTCAAGTTCTTTAGCTTCCCTTCTGGGCTTTAGTTTTTCGCTTTAAATTAAGGAGCAAGGATGCTTTTACCCCTTTTCCCGCTACCATCGCGGCCAACTGAATTGATCCAGTTCCGTCAGCCAAATATTGCTGATGCGATGCGTTTCAACTCGATAACGCCGGAGGAGCAAGAACAGCAGACAACGGCGTATTTAAAAGCCTTGCTGGCTGAACCCGCGAAACATGATCCACTGACATGGACGGCGCAGGACCGGATTACCGCGTTATGGTGGATATTTACTGGCTCCCGTGAAACACCGGTCGAAACATTCACCTACACCTGTAAACATTGCGGTAAAGAGCATTATTACGATTGCGATATGAATGCTCTGGCTGAAGATATCCATGTCCTGGAAGTGGAACCGTTCATTGACGATATTGAGGTGTCTGTAGAGGGAGTGCCTTATCAATGGCGTATCGTGCCGCTTGATGGTTGGGCAATGGAAATGCTGGAGATGCGCCGTGCTGCATTGCCACCTGAAGACGACGCGGAATTCAAAGAAGCGATCGTTGATTTGCGTTTTTGGGAATTCGCTTATCAGTGTGAGCTTTATAACGATGTTAGCGGTACTCGTGAAGATCAGGCTGAGCGTCGTTATGAAACGATTAAACGGATGGCCATTGATACTGAATTTATGAAGCTGGCGGCACACATCCGGCTGGCTCATGAAAAGCTCGAACATGGTTTACCGTGCTACATCGATAAAGGCGAAATGCGTCTTCGTCTCCCGCCGCACAAATGCCCAAACCAGGATACAAAGGAGTCCACAGAGGGTGCGTATACCCGTCTGTGGGTGCCCTTTCGGGCTACCGACTTCATTCCACAGGTGGGGATTGAAAAGCTATCAGACCTTAGTGTCCAACCTGGTTTTGTATGGGGGTATACCGATTCAGGACGCTGAAAGGCTCACTGAATCCTATGCGTTTTTCCTGTTGGAGAAACTGGAAGAAAAACTTAAACCGAAGCGGTAGGCGATAAGATCATGGAAAGAAAAAACGCCAACATTGACGATGTGATAAGGACGGTTGAAACCGCCAGCGCAAAAGAGCTGGAAGAACTTGCAGGTATCAGGGTTGCTGTTGAAAGTTTGAAAGGGGGGCTTGTTCCTGTCTCCCGTAGTGTGTCGGCATTAAATCGCACAATCGAAAATTCCCGGCCTGACTTTGTGGCCAAAGCGCCATCAGTAGACCCTATTGTTGACGCAATGAAACGGCTTAATTTAGGGGACGTTTCTCGTGTAGTTCAGGAAGATGTTGCTCAACAGGAACAGCGGGCCAAATCAACTACACCAAAGGGTAAAAAACGACGCAGGAAGGTTATACCAGAGGATGTAAAGGTACAACGGACCGAAGCAGCCGAACACGCTCGCGAAATGTTCGGTCAAAAAGGCGGTGCGCAAAAAAGCCAAAACCAACGCGATGCGCGTGGTCGTTTTATTGGAAAGTCAGGGAGTAAGGCCGCAGCGGAAGATGCCCGTGCTGAACGAGCAGAAAAGGCCAGGCGAAAAGAGGATGATGAGCGTCTAAATGCTGAATCAGGTTTATTAAAAAAACTGTCAAAAGTAGCTGAAGGCATAGGTAACCCTTCAGAGACTCGTGCCGTCGATGCGTTAGGTTATGCCGTTGCTGGCCCATTGTGGGCAGCGGGAAAAGAGCTTGGCGGGATATCAAAAGAAGTTGGCGGATCGCTTAATGGTGCCAGAAAGTCTATTGCCGATGTGATTCGTGGCAATGACGATAACAGCCGTAGAAAAGGTTTTTTTAGGCGTAAATCGCAAAGTAGTGCCGATGTCGTTCAGGTTAACACCCAAAAACGGACGGTTCAGGAACTTCAGGATCAGACCAGCGAAATTAAAGAGGGCAATGACAAGATTCTCAGCGCCCTTGAGCAGATAGCCAAAAACACCGGGAAAAAGAAGGGCGGCTTGCTGTCCAAATTATTTAGCCTGTTAGGGAAGGGGGCCGGAGGCGTCGCGTCGTTATTAATGGGGCGTGGCATGCTGAAAAAAGCGGGAGCACTCGCTTTTGGCGCTCTGGGGGCAAAGAAACTTGTAGGAATGCTACGCGGTGGTGGCAAGAAGACTCTCGCTCATGAAGGCGGAGATTTGGCTGCCCGGGCAGCAGGTAAACTTGGATTAAAGGCAGTTGGTAAAGGGGCGTTACGCGCAATTCCCCTAGTCGGCACAGTGGCTGGAGGTATTTATGATGCGGTAACCGGTTGGAATGATACAGAAGCGCAACGTCGAGCGTTTGGGCTTAAATCAGGACAAGATCCATCATTCCAGCAAAAAGCCGCTTATACGTTAGCTAATGTTCTTGATATGGGGGGACTGGTATCTGGTATTAGCAGCGCCATTGGTGAGGTTCTCAAATCACTTGGATTTGAGGATATCGGCAATATGTTGCAATCATTTTCGACGGAAAGTATTGCCCTGGCCATTGATAGTGGGATTACCAACTTAGAAACATATATTTCTAACCTTGGCGACACCATTTCTACCAAGTTCGATGATTACACAGCAAAGATTGGTGATGCTGTTTCAGCATGGTTTAGCGATACATCTAATAAGCTGCTTGAAAAGCTGGATGCCATCAAAGACTTCTTTACTGTCGATAACCTGAAACAGGTTTTCAGTGATGCAATTGATAGTGCAATTGATTTCATTAAGAACCCAGGGAAACACATTAAAGAGGCGGCTGGTAATATTTGGGATGGGGTTAAAAATTTACCAGGTAAAGCATTAGATGCAGCGGTTGATGCCGTTAAAAATACCCCTGCGGCAATGATTGTATCAAAAATACCCAATCCGATCGGCGAGGCTAATGCAAAAGAAATCACTCCAGAGTTAAAAGCTCCGGTTAATAGCCACCAGGAGACATCTGATTCTAAAACTGAATCCGATGCCAAACAGACTAATATTGCTGCCCGCGTGATAAATGCGGCCCTGGATATGGCGAAAGATAGCAATAAAACAGTTAAAGAAACTGCTAATCAGATTATCAATGCAAATGCCGTAGAAACAGGAAATAAAGCAGCACAAACAATTGATGCTGCCTTGGGGCAGTCTGCTACAGGTAAGGAGGAAGCATTAAGTGCATATGAGATAGATAAACGTCGATTTAACAATGGCAAGGATGTTTCTTTGCCAAAATTAAATGCTGCCGGATACCAATGGATTTCTGACAATGCCGATTATTTTGATGAGCTTGAACGTAAGTATGGGCTTGAAAAAGGGATTCTGTCAGCAGTTGCATCCGCAGAGTCTAGTGCAGGCCAGAGAACTGGAAATCCAGTAGACAAAAACGGGAACAAACTTTCATCTGCCCTTGGGGCTTTTCAGATCACTAAAGGTACAAGGGAGGATCTTGGACTCAGCGATGCTGATGCCATGGATACACGAAAAGCAGCTGATGGTGCCGCCAGATACCTAAGTATGCTGATGAACCGTTATAACGGTGATCAGGGTCGTGCAATAGCTGCCTATCATGCTGGTATGGGGCATGTTGATAAGGGGAGAGTAGTCGCAGGTACCGGCGAATATGTTACTCGTGTCAGAGGGTATCAGCAGATGCTCAATAATGGTGCCGTTTATGGCTCTAAGGTAGATCATAGCGCACCAGCAATTTACGAAAAGATACCTGATAACGCCGTTATCGATCAGTCTACTGGCCTGGCGTTTACCCCTGGTGATAGCCCGTTTGAGAAAGGCGGTCTGGTCGACAAAATCGGCAATGCTGTTGGCGTTAACGATCTGGTCAACAAATTCATGAATGGCCGGGGGATGCGTCGGGAAGTCGTTCAGGGAACGCTAGAAGAACGTGCACGAGGGAAGGGGACCGCAACAGCAGCTGGCAATGTGTATGTTGATACCCCGATGCCAGTTGAAGAGGCGCGTCCGGTGGCCAACAACTCAAGTTACTTTGACCAGCTCGGCGCACAAATGGGGATTGATGGACTATTCGATAAACTCCGCAACTCGCCGGGGATGCGGAAAAATAATGCGCCTGAACCAGCCTCCACGTCCCAGGTGACGACTGCCGCCAACGATTTGCAGCAACCAACCGGTCGTATGCAGATAGACGGACAGGTTATTAGTGACCTTGGTGGCTCCGGTGCCAAGCCGACAATGCAGTTGGCTGATAATACCGTTTCACTTGATGGTGAAACGAAGCGGCTGTTTGCGCAGATGACCTCATTGCTTGCCAGGATTGAAGAGCACACCAAAGACTCGGCGAAAGGCCAGGGAACTGTCGTAAAGGTCAGCACGCCTCAGCCGGGCGTTATGCGCACGGTACCACTGTCAATTGATGATCCGTTGATGAATGACTACGCGAGAGTTGATTGATGGCCAACAATAACGAAATTGATCCTTTGCTGACGCTGGAGTTATCCGGCGTAAAAACGTATGAGTCCCAGGAGGAGGCCTGGGGCGCTCGTTTATATGAGTGGCTAAACACTTATCAGGGTGAGGTATACGGGGATCCGTCATGGGGCAATGTTTTACCGCAGTTTAAACACGAACCGACCAACTTGTCGCATGTTCAAATTGCGGTTGAGGCAATGCTGTTGCAAAAACTGACGGTAGATTTACCTGACATACCGATTTCTGGCTTGTCAGTAGCCGAGGGAGATGCTTTTGATAAGTTGAAAATATCCATTCGTATCAGGGATATAACTATCACACAGGACGTGGTGCTATGAGTAAAACAACACCGACTAAAGACAGTATTCGTGCAGAGTTTGAAGAGCTTGTCGAGAAAGATTCATTCTGGTCGAAGTTTGTCGGCTCTCAATTTGTCTCGATGCTGACATTGTTTATTACCCAGATTGTCTACAGGTGCTTTCAGTATGCCGATGCGGCGCTGGCTGAAGGCTTTATATCGACCGCGACGCGGCGTTCCTCTATCCTGGCAGCGGCAGAAACGAATAGTTACGTTGGTACCAAGCCAACACCGTCATCGGGGATGATTGAGATCACCGCCACAAGTGAAGATGCCCCAGCGGTAATCCCCAAAAATATGCCTTTAATATCTGACGACCAGTACCCTTACATGACTATGGATGTATGCAGGTTGGTTGACGGCACCGGTACGGTAGAAGTGGCACAGTTGGAAATCCAGGAGGTGACATATACCGTTACGGCAGCCAAAGAATTTCTGGAAGTCGTGTTATCAAAGGCTCTCACTGCTGTCTGCTATAAGCTGGAAGTATTCGTGACGACCGATGGTAAGACCACGCAGTGGTCTTCCAGCACTATGTTCCGGTTAGCCGGTAGTAAAAGCCAGGTCTACGTTGAGTTTTATAAGCCATCCGAGCAGTTGGGGGTTCGATTCGGTGATGGGCTAATTGGGCAAATACCGCCAGAAGGCTCGACCATTACACTTAAGGTATGGTGCACCAACGGAGATATAACCCTGGTTGCTGGCCAAAACCTGACTCCTGTCGATTCTGCGGCTAATTTAGCTAATTTGATTTCAGTTAAGACAACGACACCCATAACCGCAGGTACCGATGCCGAAACAACGGAGATCACACGTAATCGTGCACAATATTACCTTGCCTATGATGATCAGGTCGTATGGGGCGGGGACTATACGTATTTTCTGGTGCGTAACATCCCGGGACTGTCCTGGGTAAAGGCATGGGGCGAAGGCCAGCAAGAGAAATTAGATGGTGCTTATAATGTTCGGAATATCAATAAGATATTTATTTCAGGATGGCATCCAAACAAAAGCCAGTCAGAGCTTGAAGAAATGATCCTGGCTGCCTTTAAGAAGGTGCCGAATGAGTTGAACAAGAAATTCTCGTATAAAGAGGTCAGAAAACTCCCCTTTAAGATCACCATCACTGGGCGGATATCGGCAAGCCTGACCATTGAGAACGTGACTGATGAGCTGAAGTCGGCACTGGAAACAAAATTTGGGCGTGACTCAACTTTCTTTGATCCGAACCGTGTCGGCAAGTACATCCTAATCAAGAAAAAAGACGTTTGGGCATTTATCGAAACGCTGGGTTATTTCCGCGACTTTTATCTGGAATTTGTCGAGTGGAATGAGTCCAACGGCTTTTACGATTTCGTTTATCTGGATACAGAAAACTCCACCTTTAATATTTCGTATGAGGAGGAGTGATGCAGCGTTCCTGGTTTAATAACCGGCTTACATCAGCTAAGCAAAAGTCATTACTTTATAAATCATTGGCTGATTTGGTTCAGTCAATGATGGACACCTTTGTTGACCCATGGTTGGAGCGAATTACCAACCGGAAGTCTATTTTCTCCATGAGCAAGGAGGATCTGGAGACTAGGACAAATGAACTTGGCCAGTTTTTTACTATCAGAACGTCGAATTCATCTTCCGTTCCGATGTTGTTACAACAGCGGTTTGATGAGATCCATTTTAAGGGTACTGAACGCCCTATAAACCAGACAATTTATCGCGAATTTAACGGTATATCGGTTTTATGGGATCCCATATATGCTCCGGTGGACTTTGAACGTCATCCCTATGGCACGGTCCTGATTCCAGAAAGCACACTGGAAACCACCGGCGGCACATTCGGCGAGATGTTTCTGACTTCCAGAGGAATGATCAGTATTCCCATAAACGACCTGGCCCGGACAATGGGTATTACTGGAACGATAGATCAGTCCGCAATTACAGAAGAAATTCTCAGAAAGTTTAATCAGTTCGTAAAGCCTCTACTGCCACTGCATATAGTGTTTGATGGGCTTACGCTCTATTTGTCGGTTGTTGTAAATGAACAGGCCGACATGATCACTTTGAATGAGATTTCTGATACCGAAAAAGCATTCTGCTGGTTTGAAACTTCGGATACAACTTCGCTTACTGAAGTTACGTCGATTAACGCCCCGATCACTGCAACGCCGGGCGGCACTATTGTGAAAGCAACGCCTACGTTTGATCGCACCCGCGCAGATGATTTGCTGTTGGATAGCGATGCGTGACAATCACCCCGCCCGCAGGGCGGGGTGACAAGTTACTTATCTTACAATGAGGCTTCACAACATTGATTAGGGAAAATCATGTCTGACGTCTCAACAAACCTCTATAAGAGTCAGTTGTTGGACTATTACTATCAGCGGCGCGCTGAATCGTCCATTAACAAAGGCTCTCGATTTTTAATCAGCAAGGCCGTTTTCGGTACCAGTTCACTGGTTACTAAGAAAGGAGATGGCACTTATGAGATTGGAGAACTGCCAAAGGCTTTCGATCTGGCAGAACTGACCAGTCAATTTTGCACCATCAACCTCGTCCCAACCTACTCAGGCGGGATAATTACTGTCCGAATGGACCTTGATCAAAGTCAGTTGCAGGAAGGGAAAAACTACCCATTCAACACTCTGGTTGTTCTGGATAACGAGAATAAGCCAATCGCCATTATTTGTGTCCAAGAAGACTCGCTGTATGTGGGCAAAACATATACCGCAGTTATGGCCATAAACTCGACTACAGCATAAGGATATGCTTGATGAATGACGTTACAGTTGTTACATCGGTTACTTACCCATCACCCGAGTCGTTGGCTCTGGTGGCTGATGTGCAATACCACGAACCATATCTGTCAGCCGCTCTAAACCGAAAATTCAGGGGAATTGTTGACCCGGGATTTTATGCTGGTTTCTTGCCTAAGCCTGGCGGTGGGATGAACCTGTTAATCACCTCAGTGGATGGAGATAAAACCGCTGGCGCGGCGTCAGTGGATATTGGTGAATTCTACCAGGTAACTATTCAGCATCGTAAGGATATATCTCTTGCACTTAACGCAGGCAAGAAATATGCAATTGTGCTGAAGGGAAGATACCTTCTTGGAGAAGATACCTATCAGGTGAATACCGCGTCACATATTCATGCAGCTGAATTTGTTGCCAGAACCTATACCGATTCATATCAGTTAGGTGATGGGGAACTGCTGGTTTGTACGGTGAATATCCCTGCTGGCGTATCTACCATTACTCAAGAGATGATTGATACATCCGAGCGTATCAACCGCACGATCGGCATTGATATTTCAGACTCTGTAACCAGTACCAGAAGTGATGTTGCTGCGAGTTCGCTGGCAGTTAAAAAAGCCTACGATCTGGCGAAAAGCAAGTATACGGCGCAGGATGCAAGCACAACGCAAAAGGGATTAGTTCAGCTCAGTAGTGCTACTGACAGTACGTCCGAAGCGCTGGCCGCCACACCGAAAGCAGTCAAGGCAGCATATGACCTGGCTAACGGGAAGTATACAGCCCAGGATGCAACCACGACACAAAAAGGGATAGTTCAGCTTAGTAGCGCCACGAACAGCACGTCTGAAACGCTGGCAGCGACACCAAAAGCTGTTAAGGCGGTAATGGATGAAACGAACAAGAAAGCACCATTAAACAGCCCGGCACTGACCGGAACGCCAACAACACCAACAGCGCCACAGGGGACTAATAATACCCAGATCGCAAGCACGGCTTTCGTTATGGCCGCGATTGCCGCACTTGTAGACTCGTCGCCTGACGCACTGAATACGCTGAACGAGTTAGCGGCGGCGCTGGGCAACGACCCGAATTTTGCGACCACCATGACTAACGCGCTTGCGGGTAAGCAACCGAAGGATGCCACCCTGACGGCGCTGGCAGAGCTTGCTACATCAGCAGATAAACTCCCATATTTTACAGGGGAAGATCGTGCCGCGTTAACCGCGTTGACAAGTGTTGGACGTGCCATTCTTGGTAAAACCAGCACTCAGGGCGTTCTTGATTACCTTGGTTTGGG